CATATTGCAAATACGTGGATGCAGCAGATATATTCAGTGGATAAAATCTTCATGATTGATTCCCAAGACCAACTTGTCGAATTCCAAAAGCAAAATCCTGACTACTTTGTTGAATCACAAGAAATTGTAAATGATGAGGGATACACACAAGGTGTTGCTGTCGCTGCAAGTAAGAATTTTAGACTCAATTTTGATTTCACTCCAGATGGAGAAATTATGGAGAATGTTCCAACAAGAACTATATCTTCAAAGAAATTATTTGATGAATTGAAAAACACAGGACACATTTCAGATTATATTGAGTTCATTATTGACCCAGATTCAATGCTCCTACCATCATTGGAAATAAAGAAGCAAACCTTTATGTCCCTATTCCCAGTGATTACGAATCAGATTACTCTTATTTTCTCAATGAGGAATCAGGACCCAGAAGCAGCAGCCGCACAACTTATGGCACTCGAACAGTTATTGGATATTCAGAATCAGGATATTTACGATTATATTTCTAAGGCTGACTATGATGCGATAATGGCAAAGCAACCATCACAGATGCAGAAGCAAATGCAGGAACAACAAATGCAGCAGGACGCTCAGAATACCGCACTTCAGGCTATGGCAGCTGGTGAATCAGCAGGTCCTATTGCATCAGGTGAAAGTATGCCTATGGGTCAACAGATGGCTTCAGATGGTCAACCACCATTACAACCACAAGCGCCGGGGGAAGTAGCTAGACCTCAATCATCAATGATGGGCGCCGTAGACGCTTCTATGGGTAGAGCTGCGAATCTTCCATTCTTCCCAGGTCAATAACTTATGGCACTTAAAGATGCTTATAATTGGGGAATGAAAAATGTAGTTAACCCAGTTATGGGTATTTCGGAATACTATGCTCCAACAAAGGCAGTAGCTGCTCCAAGTTCATACCAACTAAAAGATAGGGGTGTCCAACTTACTGATGCTGATATTCAGGCGATACGTCCATTACTTTATGGAGAAGTTAGTAATCGTACTCCAGATAAACAAATGCTTGAGGCAAATGTTATTTTAAATACAGCTCTTAATCGTATGAAGGCATATAAAGAGAAGGGAATGAATAAAACACTAGCAGATGTTATTTCTATGCCTAATCAGTATCAAGCATACGGTGGCACTCAGTATCAACAGTATGCTAATCCTGTAGATGCTCCCTCTATTGCTAAAAAGAAAAAAGTTGACGCTATTGTCGACGCACTCCATGGACAGATAAAGTCGGGGGTATATCCCGACATAACGCAAGGCGCTTATTATTATATACATAATCCTGATAGGACTATTTCATATGATAATAAGCGTCCATTATTCGCACAGTAATAAATAATATATGGAAGAAGAAACATTTGTCCCTGAGGTAGAGGTAGAAGAAGAGACTATAACGGAATCAACTCCCTTAGATACCACTGAAGAGGAAGTTGATGAAGAAGACTCAATCTAGTTGTATGCCGCTTAAAAAAGGTTCAAATCAGAAGACTATCAGTTCTAATATTAGAACTGAGATTAAATCAGGAAAACCTCAAAAGCAGGCAGTAGCTATAGCTTATTCAAAAGCAGGTAAGTCTAAAAAATCATAATCTATGAAACCTGAATCAAAAAAGCATGAGAAAGGTGAGACAAAGAAAGTAGAGAAGGCGGAAAAGAAATCTGGAGATAAGAAGGGTAAGTAATTTATGGCTTCTATTAAAGAAGTATATAAAGCTGTTGAGGATGGTAAGGCGAATCAAGTTGATTCAAAAACCTATTCAATGCCTTTAGATGAATTTATAGATGAGCATAAAGACCTTATCAAAATTCTTAGAGAAGGTTCTCGAGAAGAGCTTCTTACTGAAGCACAAGAGCAGGAAGATGAACTTGAGGAATGTTTGAAAGAACATGGTATTGCTGAGGAGGAGAATGATGACTAGTTATGGAACCTGACCAATCACTTAAACAAAAAATGATTTCTTTTGCTACGAGCGAATACGCTCCAGGAGCAATTGAGTTATTGAAAAAGTGTCGTACGCAACTCACAACTGTATTATCGGATACCGAGTTCAGTACGATTGTTAATGCGCTAACTCTTGAAATTGAAGCTAATCTTATCCAACGGCTCGTAGTAGCTATAGATAAGATACGAAATGGAGAGACAGACCTCGATGGCTAAAGCTCTTGTGGCAAAGAAGGCAACCTACACGGTTGAAATAGGATATTCTGATGATAATCTCATCCGGTTTATTCCGGTAAATGGCAATAGTTTTGAGATAAGTGTTCCTGAAATTATGGAACTTGTTTCTCAAGCTAGTGAGGATACCTTAGCACCCACATTCACTGAAACAGACCGCATTAATGTTGTTGAGGTATCTCGACAGCTTTTATGTGTGCTTGATGAGGATATGAAGAAGGGGCAAGAAATTAGGTTGAACTATACTCATCAATTGCCGATAGAATTTGCCATTATCGAAGAGGTTGGGAAAATCGCTAAAATAAATCAAGATGTACCTGTTATGACTCTTACTAAAGAGTATATTGAGGAAGTAAGGAAGAAGCTTACATCAAAGCAAGAGAACTTTATAAAGAAGTTCTATAAAGCTTTCAAGCAAGTTAAATTATAAATCAAAACCCGCCTTAGTCGGACAACTAATAATTTATGGAAGAAACAATAGTAACTCCTGTCGAAATACAAGTCGCAAATAAGAGAGGTCCAAAGCCAAAGGTAAAAAAAGAAATTATCATTAAGAACGTATCTGGAGAAGATGTCTCCGCAGAGGACTACTTCTTCAATGGGAAAGCCCCAGAATACTTTAATGATATTTGCGGTTTACCAGTAGAACGAGAAGATTTAATTGAAACCTTCAATAAAATCTTTAGTGTAAAAGATAACTTCTTGTTCTATAAAACCAAAGATAAGGAGGTATATCTTGTGATTATACCGCTTAAGAACTCAACAACAATTGGGGCATTCAATGATTCAGTTGACGGTGACTTCCAAAAGCACGCTATCTCGTTTATCTCAGAAGGGTCAGTTAACCTAGACACCCTTAAGATGAAGTTAAGGAGAATTCTCCCATTCGTTCAAATTGGGGATAGACAGATTGCGTAGCAGGGATTATTACTCTATAATTAATTAACCATCGTCACCTTCCACGATACGGGAGGAAACTATATGGATGACACCAAAATCGAACCAACTGTTAATGAGGACGAGGAGCTTGATAAGGAACTCGAAGCGACATTGACAGAGATTAAAACTGGAAATGCGCCACAACCTGAAGTTGTAGCTAAACCTGAGGAGACAGAAGAACCTAAGGTGGAGGAACCCAGTACACCTCCCGCTGAAGACTCATATGAGTTCCGTATACCAAATAAGGGTAAATTCGAATCTGATGAATCTTATGAGAAGCGAATTGAGCTCATGGATTTGGTTAAAAGACGGAAACTCGCTAAAACAGAGGAACAGCGCACCGTTCTTTCCGAAGAAATCAAGACTACTAAGAGTCAATTAAAGACTCTTAATGGTACTGATAAATTTATTAATCCTCTTAACCAAGAGGCGGTAGAAGGAAAGGAAGTAGAGGAAGACGAAAGTGTTAAGGCAGATAGAGAGCGCTTGAAACAACTTGGTGGCGCAACCAAAGAAGACATCACTCAGATACTTCAACAGGAACGGGCTACCATAGAGGTTAAGAGCACTCTTGATAAGTTCATTGAAAGGCATACAGAGCTTAAAGATGCGGATACGAGGGAAGTATTCTTTGATTTTGTTGATTCTAACTACAATTGGCAAAACAAGGGTGGCAAGGATTTAATGACAGTTCTAGAACTTGCTCGAGAAAACATGTTTAAGCCTTCTGAATCCATTCAGGACCGAGTCCTTAAGGGCGCGAATGTCCAGGAAAAAGTCAATGCTATGCAATTCCCAGGTGGAACCATCACTAAAAATGATTACTCACCAGAGATGCGAGCCTCTATTGATGAGCTTAAGGCTACTGGAATGTCCGAAGAAAAAGCTTTCGAATTACTCTCCGACTAATTCTTCACTGTAAACCATCGATACAATGGCATTCATTCAATCAGTGATAAAGAATACCCGTTCTATCTCGATGCAGAACAAGGCTGATGCAACAGCAACCACGTCTGGTCTTCTCTATGACCTCACGACTGGTGCACTCGCTGCAGCTAGCTCTAGTTCTACTCGTGATACGATTGTCGGTATTGCAAACCAAACGGATGCAGGTTCAACTGGGTATACTCAGATTCCTGTCATCGATTTGGACGAGAACGATATTTGGCTCGTTGATTCCACTAATAATTCAAATGTTGCTCATAATGGGCAGGCGATGATTGTTGGTGCAAATGCTGGTGTTATTAACAACACTGGTACAACGAGTGCTGTAGGAGTCGTGACACAGGTCGGTGTCTTCGGCGCAACGGGTGACAAGAAGATTCTTGTCAAGTTCATTAAGCCCTAGTTATTAATCTTTACTAACCATCATAATATATGACCGGTACAATTAATGACTATGCGGTAATTGTCAACAACGTGCTTAAGCACGTTGCCCCGAAGGTATCCCCTACGGTACGCGCTGAATACCTTGACTTCATGTACAAGGTTGATAATAACGAGCGCATTTACACAGATATTGGAGTCACGGGTCTCGGCATGGCTGAGATTATCCCGGACGGTGGTATTGGTGCATCTGATGCTCCTATTCAGGGTTATACGAAGAATTATGTGCAAATGCACTTTACAAAGAAAGTTCGTTTGACCTTCCAGTCGAACTTCTTCCTCTTTGAGAGCGCAGCTGCAAAGATTAAATCTTCGGTTAAGTCGAAAGTGCTTGAAGGTAAGAATGCTATTGAACACGCAAAGAACTACCTCGCGCAGTCTTTGCTCGCCAATGGTCACGCCACCTCCTTCACTTGGACCCCTATTAATAACGTCGGTGTAAATACACCTGTCTCAACTCTCGGCGCAGATGCTGTTGAGTTCTGGTCAGCTGTCCACCCTCGTGAGGATGGTGGCCCAACGTGGACGAACGTCGTTACGGATAACGCAACGCCGTCACCTCAGTTCACGTATTCGGCTCTTCTCGCTGCTCGTCGTATCCATTCTCTCAAGAAGGATGGTCGTGGTAATCCGTTGATTTCCAACCTTGATACACTCGTCTGCCGCCGTGGTTCTGCCACAGCTCAGTTTGCGAAGACTATCAAGAGCACTATTGAAAAAGGTCTTGCTCCGCAGCAAACTAACCTCTTCAATAACGCGCCAGCTACGGATACGTTCTCTGTAGTTGAATTGTCACCTTATGAGAATCTCGGTATGACCGGTCTCATGTGGGGCATGTTTGACTCGAATATGAAGTCGCAGGACTTTGGGTTCCTCTATATCGAAGCTCTTCCAACACGCGCAGAACCTGCGATTGTTGACTTGCTTGGTAACCAGGACCTTGTTCTCAACTTCAACTCGCTCGCAGTCATGGGCGCATCTGACCTTCGTGGTTGGATGTGGTCAGTCGGCGATGGTGCGACTACTTAGTCCATCCATTCAGCCCCTTTATGGGGGCTGGAGTGGGCAGATTAAAAATTAACAAAATTCTATGTTGCAGGATGTCCATTCAGCAAAAAATTCGATAGGGTTCACAGCAGCACCAGGAACTGACACAATAATTGCAGCAGTTCCAGGAGCATGGATTTATGTGCACGAGCTTATGGGGGATATGAGTCAAGCAGGTACTCTCGCAGTTAAAGCAGGTTCAAGAACTCTCGCCACCTTCTCTCTTGATGCGGGGCAAGGTCTTACAGAGAGTGATGAGCCAGGAAATGATAATGTTGCTCGCTTTACTTGTGCTCCAGGGGAAGCATTTATCCTTGTTCCAGTTACAGGTACTTTCACCGGTACTGTTGATTACAGCTTAAGATACTAATTCTATGAATCCAGAAATTTCCCCAGAACAAAACGCTCAGTTGAGTGCATGGGTTGTCCAACGAGACGCGCTTCTGTTGGAAATTTCTGCACTTAGAACTGAATCAGAGAAACTTTCTAAAGCGAATACTGAAATAGCTGAATCGAGTAAGGGTATTGAGACTAGAATTAATCAATCAGAAGGACGTCTTATCGAACTAGATAAGAAAGAAAAGGAATTATTCAATAAGGTTTCTATAGATATTGATTTTCTAACTTCTGAAAAATCAGCTATTGAAAATAAAATTGAAGGACTTCGTAAGGAAATTGAAGTTCTTGATGATGAGAAGAATCTGATTATAGATTCAATAGCAACCTCGACAGATATTTATGAGAAAGTATTTAACCGAGCAGAAGTTCTCGATAAAGTTGTAGACCATGTAACTCGAGTTAGTGAACAAAATCTTAAGGATACTGAACTCCTTATTCAAATTCTTAAAGAAAGCGTTCAAAGTGTTGTGGACATCAATACAGAGAATGTTACAAAAGCTCAGATAATTATTAACGAGCTCCCTCGTGTTTTTTTCGAATTACAAAAACCGCCAGTAATTAAAATTGCTAAATCTATATGACGTACCTAGCAAATGCCCTTGGGGACCCGAATAATCTTGGGTATTTCAATACTCCAACTGACCTTACTACAGCATATCCAGTAGGAGTTCCGGGGGTTTTTGCTATCGTGGCGTCCACAGGTACGATTTGGGTTTGGAATGGTGCTTGGGTTGATTCTGGAGCCCCAGGACCACAAGGACCAACAGGCTCGACTGGCTATACAGGTTATACAGGTCAAGGATATACTGGTTATACTGGATACACTGGTCCTGGTAACTTCACTGGCTATACAGGTTATACAGGTCCTCAAATAACGGGTTACACAGGTTATACTGGCTATACAGGACCTATAGGTCCAACAGGATATACGGGCCCTAATATTACTGGCTATACGGGCTATACAGGTCCTGAGGGGTCAACGGGCCCTATGGGGCCGACTGGCTATACTGGCTATACAGGAGTAAGTAGTACTGGTTACACAGGGTATACAGGTTACACTGGTCCTAATATTACGGGCTATACAGGGTATACCGGTCCAGGAAACTTCACGGGATACACAGGTTACACAGGCCCTGGTGGGTCAACTGGCTATACAGGTTCAATAGGACCTACAGGATATACAGGATATACTGGCTATACAGGTTCCACAGGAGCACAAGGCAATATCTCTGGACTTACGCTATTCTTTGATAATGTTACGTCCGATGTAACAACGCCAACAACAGGAGCACAGACTGTTATTGCATTCGTAAACTCAAATCCCGATACAATTACTCGTACATCAGGAAGCTTTATTACGGATGGTTTCGTAGCGGGAAGTAAAATAACTGTAACGGGAAGTGCAAGTAATAATGGGACATTTAATGTTCAAATTGTTGCTGCAAATACTCTTACACTCGCAACAGCAAATACACTCACCGCCGAAGCAGCAGGAGCAACAGTAACTATAAGTTCAAGCTATGAAAAGTTAACTCGTGTCCCAGTGAGTGGTACTGAAATAGATGAGAGTCAGTCGATTGTACTTGCAGATGGTCCCGTAGGAATTGACTGTTATGCGACAGTAGCACTCGTCCCAGGAGCAACAACTATCCCAGGGGGGGTGTGGGTATTCCACTCATGGTTTTATGTTAGTGCAACAGGAGGACCAGTAGTAACAGCTCAATATGTTGTTAAAAAAGTAAGTGTTGCAGGTGTAGTTACACCACTCTTCACAACA